CATAATGTCCCTGATGGCTTTAATGTTCTCGTCGATACGGGCATTACTTATAGCTTGGGTTTGTACTGCCAAATTTAGTCGTTGTATGTTAGCTTGGTTCGCTAGGATGTCGTCACGGTTGCCTTCAATATCCGACATCATCATAGATACGGTCCAGACTATCGCTGCACCTTGTGTTAGTAGACCTATGATGAGACCTAAGGATATATTAGTTGGAGTTACCTGAGGCATCTTATGAGTACTCCTTACGGTCTAATTCAAAGTGGGGAGCATCATAAAAGCTCTTCCAGTCACCACCCCATACGAGAGGGATGTCAAGCTCTTCTGCTGCTGTCTTCATAGCCTCAGACATGACTTCAAACCGTTCTAGGTCATTCCAGTCTACAGGCCAAGGAACCATATCTACAGCATGTCCTGTAATGTGTCGCGAGTTCATCGTAGTAGACTTACCAGCCTTATACAACTCACGCTGGCGGTTAATGTTACGGATACCTTCGATCACTGTGAAGTCTTGTTCAGTGATTGTGATGGCAAGTTTAACTACAGCGACCATATCAGGATGTACACCTGACAGACTTTGTAGACTACGTTTTCCTAGATTATACGACATTATTAACTAATCCTTAAGAAGATTGTTCCTCGACCATACGTGCTACCTGAGTTGTAGGTAACACCGCCCATAGCCCTCCAAGTACCTGCCTGATAGCTGGCACCCCTTGATAACTGTGTTAGGTTCGCTGAGTACACTGTGTTGGTGGTACTAAGGCTCTGTGCGGCGTTTACACCAGAGTCAAGTAAGCTGCTACCAGAGTACGACCCACCCGCGCTAATACCGCCACCATTTAGGACCAAGAACTTGTAAGTCCCAACTGCACCATTAGCTGTTGGTGGGGTGTAGGATGGTGCATTAGAAATTACAGCAGCCTTAATATTAGCTGGCGACACAAGGCTATCCAAAGTACCTGTACCCGCTTGCCAAGTGGCAGTAGACTGGTCCCCAAGTAAACCTACCTGAGTACCACTTGTGTTAACCAATTTGGTGTTGTCTAGGGTCTGTAACCCGTCTGTCTGGTTGACGTAACCCAAGTTAACCCAAGCCGTGTTAGCTTCGTTTCGCATCTTTAGGAGGTTAGTATCCGTCTCGTACCAAAACATATTAGCGTAGGTAGTTGATGGTGCGTTAGTACCGCTGTTGTTAGAGGCCAGAGCCTGTAGCGCAGAGTTGATGTCACTACGTGCGCTACTGGCGGTCTGGTTGGCGATAGAAAAGTCATGTTGTGACATAGTTCTTAATACTCCACTGTAGCACTAAGTGCTGTTATATTCGGGGTTATCTTTGCATTAGTGTTAGATAGTATAGCTCTGAACTGGACGTAACGACCAACAACCTCACCAGAGGCAGTTACCCAAGCTGCGCTGGTTAAACCAGCTACCGTTACAGCAGCCCTAGCTTGTATAACTACGGCGAAGTCTGTGAAGTTTGCATCCTCGTCAGTCCATGTGTCGAAGTTACTAGGCCAAGTGTCCCAGTTGTTAGGTATGCCGTCCCAGTTTATAGAGCCACCCACAGCATCTAAATGTTTGCGGGAAACTGTTATGACTGAACTAAGTCTAACCGTCCTAGTAGTACCTACGTCAAAGTAGCCCGCACCATCATGGTCAAAGCTGTAAGTACCCGTAGAGCCAGAACTTGAGTAACTAGTCATAAACAAGTTACCGCCAGACACCGTTAGGTTAGACTTTGTACCACTGAAGCTAGGGTTTTCAGTATGAGTATCAGACACCCCAAGAGCGGGTAGCTCAGTGGCACCGATTACCGTGCTAACAGCTGTCGCACTCTCGTTACCAGTTTTATCTACGGATGAGACAAAGAACTTCCCAGCAAGAGCAGGGTACGAGATTGATGTAGCAGGTCTAGCGATCTTTTCTACTACTACAAGTGTAGAAGCATCCCCAAAGTTAGCTGAGCTAATAGCAGAATAGTAGAGCTTGTAATGCGACAAATCTAAGTCCGCAACAGAGTCCCAGCTAAAGAAGAGACTACCACCTGACAACAGGTGTGTAAGGGAATTAGGTACATCTGGGGGAGTGGTGTCAGCTGTGAGGTTATAGTTTGTCTCAGTAGCTGCCCCTCTGAAACCAAGGGCGTTAACTGGTGTGACTGATACAGTGTAGTTGATAGCAGGTTCGTTAATCTGTGGCGCATCTACACCAACGATCTCGAACCTACCTGCTGAATCCCCACCGTCGATAAGGATGGTTTGACCAACAGACTTAAAGTTACTGTCAGAAGTCTTCTTATACTTAAGGATAACAGAGTCGATACGTTCGATAGCTTCACTGTTAACTTGTACTACAAGGACGTTAACTACGTTCTCGTTAACCTCACGATACTCTTGTGACACCGTAAGACCGATTGAAGGTACTTCATAGTATTTAAGGAGTGTCGTGTTGTTTGCTAAGATAGCTCGTTCGTCACTGGCATCAAAGCCATAGGCTTCAGCACTGCTTTCACGAAGCTGCAAGTTAACTCTAAGGTCTAGGTTCTCTGGATCAGGGTTTAGACGCCAGCCAGCAACCTCAAAGGTTTTCTCAGAACCAGCACCCCAACCATAACGCTCGTTACGGAACTTGATGAAGTCGCCTACCTCAACGTCTAAGGCGTTTAAGCCAAAGTCAGCAGACAAGGACATCTGTTCTCTACTTCTGTACAGTGTCTGCTTTGCTAGACGTTGTGCTGCAAAACTGTTTGTGGTAAACGGTAACTGTAGGTCCATAGCTGTCTGTACGTTGTTGTCGTCAGCTAAGAAAACGTCAGACGCAATAGGCGGGTAGTCCGCACTGATCCAGTCTTGTTCTTTGTCGATAAACGTACCAGTGACCTTATTGAAGTTGTCTCTTGTGGACACTTTCGTATCAAGTGAGATGCCAGACCTAAGATCATCTAATGTCAGTGTCTTTGTTGGTGTGATAAACTCACCAGCGTACAGCTTCCAGTGACCAGCACCCCAGAATAGGGTACCAGCGCATGAAGTCATCATCTGGTTAAGTACATCCCCGATAGACTGATTAAGGCTAATAACCCCATCAACAACATACTGAGGTGAACCGTCCGACAGAATGTCCGTCTTGTCAGATACAACAGCCGCAGCCTCAAACGTAGCATCGTCGATACTGTCATCATCTAGGCCATACTGGGAGGTTAGGTAGTCTCTAACTACCCAAGCAGAGTTGTTAGTATATACAGGAGCTTGCTCTACCCCATTAACAGTCTTGACTAGCTTCTTGCCTTTTACCACTGCGGTAACTGTAGGTAGGCCGTTAGTGTAAGCGTCTTGATCGTATGTGAAGCGACAATATAAGTAAGCAATACCCTTACCCACGAAGTCATCACCAGCACTTGTTGCTGCAATAAGAGTGTTAGCTAGGTTACTGCTGCTGTTAGCAAAGCTATCGTTTACGCTTGTCTGGTTACCCGTGTGCTTGTATACCTTGAGGAAGCCGTTGTATGGCGCAGAGGTTACATCCTCATTAGACATAGTGACGACCTCATCATTCAAGTAGATGTCGCCAATCTCTTCAACCTCATGGTTGGCCAGTACAATGATCTGGTGAAGTATCCTGTTGTTATCACCAGTAGATTCTAGGAAGGTAATAGTGCCACCCTTACGTACTTGACCGTAGATGACTTGTGAGGGGTCTGTAGCGCCCGTACCGTTAGTTAATAGACCTGCACTACCAGCTACGCTACCAGAACTAAACTTCTGCTTAGGTGCTAGGGCACTCATAAGTACGCTGGTAATCAAGGTGGTTGCGAGGTAACCAACGATCATAGACCCGTATGCAGTAGCTGCGATAGTGGCACCAATAGTACCGCCATAGCTAAGTATGAAGGCACCAATAGTTACAGGGTCTCTAGGCGCTCTTTCCCAGTGGTTAGCGTGACGCATTACATTGAACGGTAGGTTGTTTCTCATTTAAGAACCCATGCACTTTCTACGTCTTCGACGTTTAATCTGATAAGACCTTCTTTAGATAAGAAGACGCTCCTAGACCCAAGGGATATACCAAGAGCCACACCAGTTACCCACCGCTGGTTCTTCTTTGTCGTGACAAGACTGCCAAAGACGGGTTGTTCTACCTTAGCCATCTTATGACATAAGGCTGCGTCTATCGTAGAGTGTCTAAACTCCCGCATCATAGAACGCTTGCCGTGAGGCATAGAGCCATTCATATAACGACCCATCCAGTCATCAGCATAGCCAACACCGTGCATAGCCCTAAAGGCTCCATTAGTGAAGGTGAAGCAGTCGTGAGTACCCCACTCGAATGGGAGACCCGATACGTTCTCTAAGTAGGCGTTTAGCCTGTCGCCCTTCCCCATGCTACTTTCTGGTCCTGTATAGACTGTAAGTAGGAAAAGAAGGTATCATCACTGTGTCGGGACTTGTGACTTTCATCTGTATATCTCCAATTACGGGAACGCTCTAACTCAACCAGCTTGCTTTCAATAGTCATAATTACTGTGGACATGTCAGGTTCATCTGTGATCTGCATAGTGTCCATTTGACCACTAAAGATTTCAACAACACTAGAAACACTCTTTTCACCCATGTAAACTCTGGCCTTACGTCTTTGATAAGGTTCCTGTAGGGCTAGGGAGATAAGGCTGGTGTCAATACCTGAGAGGCTAAGGGTCATTGCCTTGGCAGATAGGTCAGCCACCTCTTCAGCAGCTGCAATATTAAGTAAGGCACCAGTGCCAGCGAAGTCCTGATCTGTACCTCTTACGTTAATCGTCCTAGTACCCAGACCAGTCCACATACGCATTGGGCCTATGTTTACAGTGTTGCCATTTACGTCTACGATAGTCTTAACATCGAACAGTAACTCAACAGCGTAGAAGGGTTCTACAGAGTTACCAGTAAGGGCAGCAAGTAGGTTGCTGTCTATTGTACGGCTCATCCTACGACCTCCGTAGCCCCAAAGGATATACCAAAGAAGCTAGAGTTGTCAACAGACCAAGACGTTTCATTAGTAGCAAGTCTAAACACACCAGATGGTTTAACCAGCACAGCTGATACGCTAGAACGAGCCTTACGCAGTTTAGGCCATACCTCTAACGTCCCATCACCACTTTGGTCAACCAAGACTTTATGCAGTGTCGCATCAGAAGCAGCCCCCAGCTGAATATAGTCGCCAGCTTTAAGTGTGCCTGTCATAACAACAGTGAGGCTATCGGCCCCAACAGAACCAGTAATTGTAGCTGAGGTAGCAGTACCCCTAGCGGACTTAGCCGATGGGTCGTATAACAAGAACGAACCTGCACGACCCTTCATCGACATAAGGAAGGCCACCCAAGACTCAGCATCGTCTCT